CTTCGTTGCAACTGTTCTGTCCTAGATAATGTTTAGGACAGGCGCTAACCTGTAATAAGCCGGGCAGTGCCCGCCCAGAAACCCCCGCCTTTTGGTACGCCCCTATGGCCACCACCGTTCTGTCCGGCACGTCCGGCGCTCTCTACTACAAGCCCGCTGGCACCACCGGAACTTTCGGTGAGTCCGGCGTCGCTGTCGCCACCGACATCATCACGGTGCAGCCCTACCTGAACTTCAAAGTCGGCGATCCCGTCAAGTTCAGCGTGGTGAACAGCCAGACCGGCGGCTCCGGCACCGGCACCCTGCCTGCTCCTATTTCTTCGGCCACCACCTATTACGTGCTCAGCTACACCGCCGCTACCGGTGAACTGACTGTCTCCACCAGCGCCGGTGGCACCATCCTCGCCATCACCGACGACGGCACCGCCGTTACCCCCAACGAGTTCCAAGTCGCCTACGCCGACTTCGCCGTTGTGGGCCAAGTCCGCGACTGGAGCTTCGAAATCAGCCGCGCTGAAATCGACGTCACCACCATCGGCCAAACCCCTGGTCAGTACGTGCCCTTCCGCACCTACATCAGCGGCTTCGGCGACGGCACCGGCACCGCCACGGTCTACATGACCAACGAGGACGCCGCCCTGTCCAACCGCATGATCCAGGACGTGCTGCAGCGCCAGCAAGACGGCGCCGCCTTCAAGCTGTACACCGACCGGGTGTTCAGCGGTGGCACCCTGAGCGACACCCTGAGCCGCTCGATCAGCTTCGACGCCGTGCTGACCTCCGCCAGCCTGAACATCAACCCCGACGACGCCCAATCGGTGACCGTCAACTTCCGCCCCGCTGGCACCCCCACCTTCGACTTCTCCCAGTCCTGATCCAACTCAAAATCAGCACTCGGCCCCAGGCAACTGGGGCTTTTTGCTGTCTAGTCCGCTACATTAGAAACATAAACAAGCACTTTGTATGCCTGTTCCCGTCCGCGCCATTGACCGCCTCCGCAAGGCCGCCAACCTGGAGCCCGCCAAAAAGACCGTCACGCTTAGCGACGGCAGCGATTTCGAGATGTGGGTGACGCCGCTGACCATGGCCGAGCGCGAACGCGCCCAAAAACAGGCCAAGTCTGACGACGCCAACGCCTTCGCCCTCCAGCTGCTCATCACCAAAGCCCTGGACGACACTGGCGCCAAGATCTTCAGCCCCGGCGAAATTGACGTGCTGAAGAACGAAGTCAAGGACAAGGACCTGCAAGCTCTGATGCTGGCGATCCTGACCGACGGCGAGGAGCCGATCGACCCAAAATCCTGAGTGCCGAGCTTCGGAAAGACACCTGGCTCATGCTCCAATTCGGAGTTGCCAAAGAGCTAGGCAAGACCCTTTCCGAAGTCAGCACCACCATGACAGCCGAAGAGCTAATCGGCTGGAGCGCCTACTTCAGCATCCTCAACGAGGACCAGCAGAAGGAGATCGACAAAGCCCGACGCCGCCGCTAGCCCCGGCGGCTTTTTACGGCGTAAACTGAAGTACCAGAGTGTGACGCGGCACCGTGGCCTATACAGCCGAGATTCAAATCGCTGTAAAAGGTGCGAAGGAGCTTCGTAGCTTTCAGACTGAACTGAATAAAAGTTCAGATGCAGTAGATCGCCTAAATAGAGACATAAAAACTTTAAGCGAAGGAGGCATACCCAGAAGTTTTAACAACCTAAACAGTTTGCTAGCTGTCGCAGCAAACAATTTTAATAAAGTCGCCTTAGGAACGCAGGAAGCGGCAACAGCTGCGCGGGACTACATACGAGCTGCCGATGAAGTAAATGCCGGATTGCGTGAACGCGCTGCACTACTAAAACAAGTAGCAGATGAAGAGCGCAGAGCACGTTTGGCAGCCGCAGGTATCCGTGAAGCGACTCAATATGGAGGACCCATCGGTCCCGGCGCTGCCTCCCCCGTAGCACTCGCTAGTCAGTTGCGCGGAAGAACGCAGCAAATACTGGATGAACGTAAAGGTGTTGATGAATTAACCGCAGCTTTAGCCGAGTTAGAAGAAAGACGGCGTTTGGAAACAAACGCAATGCTCGACGAAAAAGCTGCCCAAGTACAGTTAAACCTGGCGCGTCAAGAGGAGCAGCGTAAGTTTCTTGCTGGTGCGGCACAACAGTACCAGTATCCTATTGGACCATCACAGCGATCTAAGCGGTTCCGGTTTGAAGGCGATGTATCTCCTGAACGTGCAGAAACGGCTTTACGAAACAAAGAACTTAAAGAGCAAAGGCGGTTAAATCAGCAGTTCTTTGCCGAAGAAAAACAGCAACTGCTGGAACTAGATAGGCTCCGCGCTGCCAACGCTCAAAAGCAAACCCAACGGCTGCAAGCACTGGGCAAGACAATTAGTGGCAGTTTAAGTTCTGCTGCTATTGGCGGAGCCTTTCCTTTACTTTTTGGGCAAAGCCCTCAAGCAGCTCTTGGCGGCGCGATAGGTGGTTTGCTGGGTGGAGCCGCAGGGGGATTCGCGGGATCCTTGCTTGGTACAGCTCTCGGGGAAATAGAAGCGGCTAAAGCCCGCACAAAAGAACTTGCTCTTGAACTCGGATTTAGCTCAACTCAAGCAAAACAACTAGCTACCGCCTTCGAGCTAGCGGGTAGGAATAGCGACCAACTTCAAGCCGCAATCGTAAATATCCAAGGTTTAGGGTTATCTGTAAATGAAACCTCGTCAGCTATAAAAATTGCTGTTGAGCTGTCTAAAGAATATGGCGGAAGTGTAGAAAAAATAGCGCAAGCGTTTGCTGATACATTAGAGTCAGGTAAAGTAAGTGTGTCTACGTTAAACAAATTTACTGCTCAAGGTATTCCAATTCAAGAAAAATTAGCAGACAAGTTAGGCGTAAACCGCACAAAACTGCTGGAGATGGCTAAAGACGGCAAAGTAAGCGTACAGCAAGTAACAGATGTGCTTGTTGATATGGGCCGTGAAGCCGAGGCGTCAGCGGACAAAGGCAAAAATGGTTTTGACCGCTTTACAAGCGCAGTTACACAGATAGCGACCGCAGTTGCTGGGGCAGCTGGGGCAATCCTTAAAAATCTTGTTCCTGCTCTAGATACAGTTTTGACTCGTCTAGCAGCAATTATTACCCGAGCTACCAGAGCGTTGAGCCTTATTGCAGATGCGACTGTAGGGGAGCTGTCTTCAGCTGTTTTTGGTGCTGGCTTTGACCGCGGTACGGGTTTTGGTAATAAGGGTAATATCGACGCTATTGGTAAGGCGCTAGCTAATCTACGACCGGAAGTAGCTACTAATAGAGAAGAATTAGACAAGATAGCTACAGCAGCTGGTAGTGCTCAAATTGAGTTGGGTAAGTTTGGCGGGGCTCTCGGAACCTATGCCGAACAAACTGCTCAAAAACAACTATCAAGAGTACAAGCAAGTATTGTAAAAAGACGGCAAGAACTTGGCGCACCTACTGCTGCAGGCATTGTAGATATAAACGCTCCGGTAAATTTACCGCCTTCGGGAGGTGGCGGAGGCGCAGATAAAGCCGCAAAAGCTGCTGCTCGTGAACAGGCTCGCGTTGCTGAGCTAATCCGTTCTCAGCGTCTAATTACACTCGAATATCAGCGCCAGCAAGACTTTAATGCAAAAATATTTGCCGCTGAAATGGCGAAAGACCCCATGCTCGCTCGCCGTTTAGAAGGCGAACGGCAACTAGTTGAGTGGGGCATTGAAACTGCAGATTTACTGGAAAAAGAAGCGAGCGCAGCAGGCAAACTAGCCATTACAAAAGCTCAACAAGCTAAGCAGGGAGTTATTCGACAAAAAATAGAGCAAGACATCGCAAAGTTAGAAAAAGAGCGTAAAGATAACGCTAGGCGTACAGTTGAAGGTTTGCAGAACGAGCTGGCTATTAAAAACGCCGTTACTCAGGCCGAGCGTGACCGCTTACGCATCGCCTATGAAATGAAAGTCTTAGAAGAAGACAAACAATTTGACGCAAATCAACTTGAACAAATTAAACAGCTTAAAGAACAGCTAGCAGCTCCCGCACTAGGTGCAGACCTGATTCGTCAACAAATAGGCACGCTAACAGACGAATTAACAAAACTTACAGACCTTGGAACTCAGGTCACAGTTATTGCTGAGGGCATTGGTTCTGCCTTTGCCAACTCCTTCAAGGGCGCCGTTTCAGGTGCAATGACAGCTCAGGAAGCCCTCGCCAGTTTCTTCCAAAGCGTGGCCGACCGCTTCTTGGACATGGCGGCCCAAATCATCGCCAAGTGGATCGAAATGACGATCCTCAACAGCGTCCTCAACCTTTTCCCCGGCGGCGGAATGGGTCTTGGGGGTGCTACGGCCGCTGCGGGCAAATTAAATCCTGCTGTCGGATTTGGGGTTGGCCCTATTGGATTCAGAGCAGCAGGCGGTCCCGTATCTGCTGGCTCG